TTTGCTTCTGTAGTTCGAGTTCATTCAGTTCACTAGCTTCTAATTTAGTAAGAGATTGTAGCTGCCCTAATGTAATCTCACTCAAGTCTGTTGGAATGTTTAACTTCATCTATTTAATAATCTTAAAATGTTTGTTTTGTATAACTAACGAACTGCGTACCTTCCAACTTTAGGCTTAACCTCATAAAACATTCTCATCGCTAAAGCATCGGAGTAATCAGGAGAACGACCTATCACAGACTTAACCACGTCCTTAGGAACTATCTTCAGCTTTCCGTCCTTATCTATATCCTTAGTTCTAACCTGCTCTAGTTCTTCGGTTATGTGTTTGCGTGTATCTACATCACGAATGGTTATACCTATCTGCCCTTTATTAATTAAGTCTGCAAGTTTATAATAGCATTGAGTTTTAAGGTTCTGAAAGTTCTCCTTCTTAATTGGTGATGCGTTGTTAATGAACCCCTTGCATCTGAGTACATCTTGAAGACCACCACCAACACCATCACTATCGACGATAATATTAGACAGCTTAACTTGGTGATTCTTCTGTAGTTCTCTAATGTATTCAGCTAACTCTGTAATCGTATTCTTATCAAACGTCTTAATCATTACTACCTGAAGCCCTTCGAATAACATCACGACAGATTTATCCTCTCCCATACGAGCAACATCACAACTGATATACTTCTCGCCTTCTGCTCCTTTGTTATCGAATAGGTTTAATATACTGTCATAGTTAATAAGCGAATCAGAAGAAGCATCGTATTCCCAATTCCCAAATAGAAGACGTTGCTTAGAAACTTCATCAAGCTTCGATAGCTGCTTCTCATAATGCTTTGATATAAATTTATTGTCTGTTACTAATGAAGGGATAAACCTACGATAGTCTTTTAATGTACCTAATTGAGCAGGTTTGTAGTACTCTGTATAAACCCAATTCTTAGCAGGGTTGCAAGTCATTAGAAGCTTTGGAATGATTCCGTAATCATCTAGCTTATATCTGATTCTAGACTGCACTACATTTACCGCCTTGTATGTTACTTGATTAACCTCATCAATGAATGCTCCTGTAATCTCTAATGAACCAAGACTATCGAAGTTTCTATCTGATGGGTATAAGAATAAATCTTTAAGTATTATCTCTGAACCGTTCTTAAATGTAACGATGTTAGATGAACCGTTGAAAGTATAATGTTCTCCACTCTTTAAACCCCAAGCACCACACACCTCAAAGAATGTATTTAATGTGGTTTTCTTTAATGCATCTAACTTAGACCTTCCCATTAAGTATCGTGTCTTAGGATACCTTAAACACATAGTCACAAGCCAAGCAGAACCAACCCAAGACTTACCACCTCCAGCAGCTCCACCAAATAGAACTTCATTAGTGGAATCATCGAAGAGGTATCTTAAACAATCCTTCTGCTTACTCGTGAATTCAGGACTTATCTCCAAGGTCTATATGTATTTTAATCGTTTCGTCGTTACTGGTAATATCTAACTTATCACCGTACCCTCTAATCTTTCCTTTATTCTTAAGCAGGAATTGAGTGCTTGAATGATTACCCTCTTTTATCTGCTTCATTAAGCTGCTCTCTGCAAAGTCTAATACTAAGTTGTCCATTGCTTTAACCTTAGCAGCAAAGGTTTCATCGTCCCTCAACCACTTGTAATACTGCGACCTACCTACTTCAGCTATCTTCAAAGCACCTGTAACAATACCTAGCGTTTTCTCTAATGCTTTAAGCATCTGCACTTTAGCTAATTTAGTGCGATTCTGTTCTTCAGTTCCCATACTTTTCCATATAATTAATATGTATTTCGATTAACATATCCTTGAATTGTTTCTTATCTCCGTACTTGATGTGGCAAGGTCTGCACACTGCTTGTAGGTTACCGATGTAATCCTTTAACTTACTCCCTCCCATGCCACGAGCCTCGATGTGGTGAATGTCTTGAGCAGGTGAATGACATACCTCGCAAGGGATATAGTCCAACTCATCAAAGTTAAAGAACTCTAGGTAGGTTTTGGTATGCTTTCTCATGGATTCTGTCTGATATACTTCTCCACCAATATCGAGGTGAATACTACTGTAAAAAATATTATTATCGGTATTGTCATAGTTATAGTTTTTCTCCACAGCACTCACAAACATCTTTAGTTTCTTCTGCTAAAGTATTGTCTTCGTACTTGTCGAGGTTAATGTTTAAATCGTTTACTGTAAACCCTACTTCAAATAATAGTTCTTCATCGAAATAGTTCAAGAGTAAATCATCGTCAAATTTACCTCCGTTTTTATTCAAGCGTAAATTAAGCTCCATCTCATCTGCTAAAGATAAGTCCAGTACTACGCATAATATTGTATCGTTTCCTAATTCAAGCCAAGCACGTGAGCGTTGATGTCCTCCTATGATAATGTTCTCTCTATCCTTAGAAGAGTTTATAATGATTGGATCAATTAAACTATACTTCTTTAAACTTGCTTTTAAATCCTTAAATTGCTTCTTGTTAATCGTTCGTGGATTATACTCTGCAAACTTTAACTCGCTTATTCTTCTATTTTCTATCTTCATAACTACTCAATACTTCCTTTAATTCTTTTATTGTCTGTGCTACACAAGTACCACATTTAGAAACCTTCTTATTCATTCCAAAGATTTCATTGTATAGATTTGTAACCCCTATGTTATCGGTATGGTTTATCTTATCTGAACCGATTTGATTTAGCAATCGTTTCAATATACTAAGTTGGTCTTTGGTTAGGTCGTTCTCCCTTTCCCAATTACCTACAGGACATCTAGTGAATGCTATCTGTGCTTTTACCTTCATGAAGCAACCACACTTTTTACATTGACTAAGAGATTTCCTGAAGTGAGGGCATCCATTACAGATACTCATTCTCTCCTGATAGGTTCTAGTACTTGTTTTTAACTTCATCTTTAATCTTATTTCTGACCTTCTTGAGCGTTGAGAATATGCTTGTAGTGCTTATTCCTGTCGCTGCTGCAAGGCTTCTAATCGTGTGGTCTGTTTCTGTATAGACTTTAAATAAAGACCTGTCATAGAAGTGTAAGTCGTTCATAGCTTCGTTAATCATGTCGATCCTAGTATCGTCTTCATACTCTTCGTCCACTAGATTAACCAAGTGCTGGTCGTTATCTTTATCAGTTCTAAGCTTACCGTAGTACTTACGCTTAAACTTAGAATTAGCATTTAGGTATTGGTTACACATTACCCTAGTAACCCAAAACCCTAAATGTCCATTATCAAAAATAACTTGTAGCTTCCTTTGATCGTACTCAAGCAGAATTATGTATATGTCCTGAGTTAAATCCTTTGCGTCTGCTGTAGTCTTAGTAATCTTTAAGGCTATCCTATACAAATCATCGTAATGTGCTGCTAAATCTTCTTTTAATGTTGCCATACCTTGTGAGCATTACTTTATGACCTACCTTAATACCATAGCAAATAGCTAAGTATCTTCTGATCACGTGCATCTTCTTGCCTTTTTTAATTCCTTTTAGTATTGAATGGTTTACAATTCCTCTCATAGTTTTTGTTTTTGTATAGTCGCAAAAATGGGGATGCAGCTTTCACACCACACCCCCACCAAAACAACTATGTATGAAATACTTTGCTAATATACACTTTATTCTTTAACAATAGGTAGTAAGCTCTTTATTTTTTCTAAGTAGATAGATAAGTCTAAAGATTCTTCTTGAGCATGAGTTAGCCAATCTTCTATACTAAGGTCAGTCCTCTCCATAGTCGTGCCATATTTATTTAAACCCATCTCAGCACGTTCTTGAATCTTCTGACATACCTTATCCTCTATTGTAGGTTTTCGTTCAGACAGTAGTTCATCAACTTGATGTTCTAGTACAGCAATGTCATTTATATTCCTATCTACTAAATTGAATAGCAAATCTTTTGACTCCATTGAGTCTTCTAAAGCTTCGGTTAATCCATTAATAAGCTCTAGCACTTCGTTTATTCCTATCTTACTCATAGTTAGTTTTTTATGAACCGCAATTCTCGCAGTCTGGGTTATCAATCGAACACGCTTCGGGCTGTTCCTTATCTTCTAAATCGTTCAGCCAATTCTCAAACATTGCTTCGGCTACTTCTGTAGGTTTTTTCTTCTCGTCTTTCATTTTACTTTGTTTATTAATTGAACAATCTCTTTATCAGCCCACTCAAAACAACCTAGCGGGTTATCGAACTTTTTAGACACTTCCGTTATCCAGTTGCCTGAAATCTTTCCTCGTTTATATATTCCGCATATCCAGCCACTTCCTGCGTTAGCTAATGGTGATACCTGTATCCAGTATCCTAGCTCAAGCATGTGGTCTATCTCTCGTGCTTCCATCTTAGTCTTGTTTTAGTTGTTCGATTCTATTTATTAGCCTATCTGATAAGTAAGTTTCGGTTTCTTGATTGAAATAATTTTCTACCTGCTTCTCCAACTCCTCTATTACTCGTTGGTTGGCGAACTCCCACTTATCAACTTGTATTTTAGCCTCATCATATACTGATGTAGGATATTCATTATCGTTAGTAATGATGTCTTTCGATTTTATGTAGTCTTCTTTCTTCATCTTAGTCTTGTTTTAGTTAGTCCATAGTGAGGGCAATCCCCATCACCCCCACAGACTTTTAAACCCCAATGGTTTAAACTAATTTGCAGCGTTCTAGTAGCTTACTCACTTCATTCAACATCTGACAGATCCCCTCCCGAATGTTACGCCGTTCAATAGTTATTGATTCACTCAAGTAGAACCCCTCTAAATCCTTACGCCATTAACCCTATAAGCTCCTTTCTCTAGTTTCAATGGTTTTAATCTTACCTTTTCTATTGTGCCACTCCAGCCAAACATAAGCTCGAAAGCTGTTCGTTTGTGTATAGGTGGCATTACTCTTTTGTTGTTTGTCTGTTTCATTCCGTAAATTTAATTCTAATTTTCGAGATGTACTAATTATTGATTAAAATAATTATCTATCACTTCCTTTGCGTTGTCGAAGCCTGTGCAGAATTCTGCTTTATAACCCCTATCTGACAACCTATCTATCCATTCAACTTGATTATGTCTTTCACCCCCTACATCATAAACCTTTTTGTAATGACCGTTCTTTTTGTAGGGAGATTTTCCTACAGCCTTTAACTCGATAGCCAACCCATGATAGCAACCTCTAGGTTCGTATATGAATAAATCAGGTGTACCTGCTACATAGCCAGTCCTCTTAGACTTCATTCTTTGAGATTTATACTTCTGATAAGCACCTCCAAGAGAAGCACAGTAAAGAGCTTTATATTTTAGCTTCAAGTAGGTAACTACTGCAACCTGTAAATCATCTTCTTTTGATTTCATCGTTCTTTTATTACTTCATAAAAGGCTGAATCTATTTTCTTAATCTTCTTCTGTATTATTTGCCAAGCCTTCTGAACTTCCTTTTCTCCTCCAATATCTTTGTGGCTTCCAGTGCCTGAATTGGCTACGTTAATGGCATTCTCTTCTAATAGTTTACTTATTTCTTCGTTCATAATTAAATAGCTTTTAAAATTTCACTTCGCAAATCAACTTTTGACTCACGCATTTCCTTGAATAAATTCATGATGGCGTATTCTCTGCACATAATTACTGGGTGGAATTGCTTCTCATTGTTATGCGTGAACATCTTCCGCTTCTTAATCGTACCCTGTACCTTTGTCCAAATCTTTTCCTTCTCCTCGTCTGACACAAATAGAAAGCCGTTTTTCTCAAGCCAAATGAATATCTGATTGACTCCTTGCAGTATAATGTCTTCATCTTTACAATATTCTTCATATGGTTCAATTACACAAAGCTCTAAGAAGTCCTTCAGAACCTGCTTTTTATCAACGCTACTGCATTTACTTTCAATTAACATCTTCTCGTTAAGTTGTGATGAATTGATGCGTGTGGCGTTCGATTTCAACTTTTGAGAATTCAACCAATTACACCACGTTCTAGGATTGATTGCTAACTGTTCTCCTGTTCTTACTCCTCTATGGAATGCTTGAACTACATCTTGCTGCGTTAGTCTGTGGAAGCTGTCGTTCAAATCAGTCATTAATATGTTAGCCATTATTGAGGCATCTTCTAAAGACTTCTTTTGGCTCATCTCAAACAAGCATTTATTAATCGTTAGTTCACAGAATTTTAATAGTTGATCGCTTGGTTCTTTTCCTATTTCCATAATCGTTGTTTTGTTTTGGTAAATGTAATTCTAATTATCGGATTAAGCAAATTTTATGGTTTACTAAAAAAGTCGTTCATATCTCCAGTGCTTAGAATCTTTGTTTCTATCGGCAAAGGGTTCTCTTCTTTTTTAAACATATCAGGGAAGTAGTGTTTGCTTAGGCTTGTAGGTTCTGCTTTGTTGAATTGTTTTTTAATAGGGAATACACTCTTCCAACTGTTCTCAATTGATTGCTCTAGCATCTCCGTTTGTAGTTCTGGAGATAGTCCTTCTAATTTTTTTAATATAAGCCCTACAGCCCTATCTGTGTTTTTAGCTTTTAAAGATACTCTTAATATTAAAAATTCTTTAAATAAATTATCTATCAGAATATTGTCAAAATAATTCTCAACCTTTTTATATTGTTCTTTATTATTATTCTTTATTATTAATTCTTTATTATTATTAATAGTTTTAGCGTTTCGCTCACTCTTGTTTTGCGTTTTCGCTAAATCTAGTTTTAGCGTTTCGCTAATACTAGTATTTACACTTTGCCAAATCTTGCTTTCGCATATAGTAAAATGTAGTTTTGCAGGAACACCTCGCAAAAAAGTCTTAATCATTCCTTCATCTTCAAGCACTGCAATGCACTTCTTTTGTTTCCTATATGATAACGTAGTTGCATCGCTTATCTGCTTACTAGTTACAAAGAAATAACCTTCACCATTAATATTAATCAACATATCTCTACCCTCAAAATAAGATTCCCTATCTATAAGATCGGATAATAATAAAGCAGACTCTAAACCTACCTTTTGAGCTAATGACTTATTGATTTGCCAAAACGCTCCCTGACTTAATACGGATTTGATTTTCATAATTTAACTATTTGGTATAAAAAAAACCTATCTCAGGAGGTAGAGGGCTCGCTGAAATAGGTTTTTTGTAAAAATGTTATAAGTATCGCCTCTACTCGATGGGTGCAATATACAAATAATATGTTAAACAATCTAATGTTAATGTAAAAAAGAAAACCCTCACGTGACAATGAGGGTTTTAGTGGTAGTATTAAAAATTTAGTTATGTTAGACGAATATACAAATAAGTATTCATTCAAACTAATAATTATACTAATATGTATAAAAAAAAGGACTTTTCACAATCGTCATTGCTACTTGTAGAGATTCCTAAATGAGAAGAGCATCTCTGGTGCGTTATGTGATAGCTCTAACTATCGTAACGTAGATACTACTGTTAGTCAAATATACAAAAAAAAAGGAGGAACTATTAAAGACCACAAAACCCACTATCACATTCTTTAAAATCTTCAAACGATAACTCTATCTGAGGCTTGTATTTAATGATTTCGCTATAAGTTACATCTTTACGAAATGTATTAGGTGTGTTTTGTTTCTCCATTTTAGCGAACCAATCAATTTTATTTGGATGTTCTTGGCTCATCTTATTTAAAAACATTGGATTTCTATGAAAACAACCTACGCAGTTATTGTAATACCCTTTAGGGAAATTAATTTCTGTATTATTAGCCCAGTAATCTTGAATGTCTTTATTATTTATTCCATTATCTATTAAAGGGAAACTAGGTTTTCTCCATTCAACCATCCCCCACTTGTTTCTAGATCCGCTGCTATCTGTTACAATCTTTATTTCTTCATAACCATTAGAATTTAATTTATTAAGCATATTAATTTTCCTTCTCTCCTCTCCTTTCCTGAATCCAATACGCATATCGCATACTTCATTAATGTTTTCCTTCCAATAATCGAATATAGGTAACATTTTTAAGTGGGTTGTACAGTACCTTACCATCAAGTTTGGAAGGTAACCACCTTTCATGTCTATAATATCCTCGAATGTTTCTCCTGTCACCCAATCAATATCTACTGTTTCCGATAGCTGAAGCATTATTTTTATTATATCGTCCTGCTCAGTAGTACCAACAAACTCTCGACCAATCTTATCACTTACAATCTGTCTAACTTTAGCGTCAGGATAGATACATGCTTTATCGTTCGTTCTAACTAAACTAAACACATTGAAGTCTGCTGGGTAATTTAAAGCTATATAACTTGAAGATTTACCACCACTTAAAGAATTTACTGTTTTCATAGTTGTTTGTTTTTACAAATATATATAGAATTATTGGTATAAAAAAAGAAGCACCTATTAAAGTGCCTCTAAATTTAACCATTTGAGTATATCTAATACTCGTTTAATAGGGGAAGGCATCAGCTCCATCATCTGCAGCTATTGCTCTTCTTGTAGATTCAGTAGATTCAGATGCTTCTGCAACCTTCCAACCTTTCAAGCTGACGAAGTATCTATCCTTCCAAGCTCTACCGCTTATGTTAATGTCTATTTCGTACGACTGACCTACTTTTAAGCCATTCACAAGCTCTATTCCTTTGTCCTGTATAAACTCGATAGGAATGTCAGCGTCATACTCTACACCTTCCTGTTTAAGAATAA